AGAAAAGAATGCTATCTGTTACACCAAGTTGATTATGCGAAAGGAGGGAGACAATCGACCGGACGAGGTGGTCAAAGAGGAGATATTTAACGAGAATATCAGAGGAAACTATAGCGTCAGATTTGTCTTGGATGACCGAAGCAAGGTGGTCGACATGTGGCGTCAATTAGGATTAAAATGCTTACAAGTAGCAGAAGGAGATTTTTAAGATGTGTGACGAGCTTGCGCACAAAATGCGTCTCAGCCTAAACGAAGAGGTGGACTTTCTGCGTACATACGCAGACACCATAGAGGACATAGTCAAGGAGTCGGGTGATTGTATCGACGTGGAAAGACTATATCGGACTATCGACATATTGAAGCGGTCAATCGACAGGGTTTGTAATGGCGTTGACGATTTGAACCGATATCACAAGGAGTTAGAGAAGAATGCCAATGATGTTGAACAGTGGTATGTCTTCGGCGGCGGTCAGCTGACAATTGCAGAGAAGTCTCTGTTGCGTGATGGTATTCTTAGCGATGTAGATGGTTTACGAAAAGTAATTTGTATTACTGATCCTGGTGAATATACTAGCAATGGTCTAATTGCGTATGAGGATGGGGATGGACATTGGTATTACGGGGTCGTGAACTGGGACAAAGACTGCCGTGGTTGTAGTAGTAATGGATTAGAGTTATTAAACTCAGAGTAGAGAGTAGAGAGGAGAAGAATGGGGGGGTAATGTTGCAACCAGTATGGATCAGAGGATAGAATGTTTATTGAAAGACGAAAGGAGAGTATAAATGAGCGAAAGCGCTATTCGTCCTGCGGAGGGGTTTACTTTGTTGGACATCGGCGGACGAGATGAGTATCCATTGTTGTCTGTTTCTACGAGGAGAGAGTTGAACCACGGCATGGTCGTGGAAACAACTGATCCCACTCTAAAAGAATTCGTGCGTATTCACGGTGGGGCTGAGGTATTCTTCGTTCCCTATAGTGATGTGGGTGACATTCGACATTGTGGTGGAACATACACTATTATTCCTAATGACAATGTGGCGGGAATGACAACATTAAACTCGATTGAGCAGAAAGGAGATCGAGACATAAAATGAAACGAGCGGATTTAGTGCGGAGCATTGTGCGAGGCAGTACGCTGCGAGATAGGATAAATGCCGGAGTTGAAAGTATTAGAGATGTGGCTAAGAGTTCGTATGGCAATCGATCTGGAAACGTCCTGATTGAGAATAGATACGGCGAGCCGGTGATCTCTCACGACGGCATAACAAATGTGGCCAACCTTATAGTATCCGATCCAGTCGAAAATGCGGCTATTTCGATCGTCCGTCAGGCGTCGGACAAAACCGATCAAGAAGCGGGTGACGCTACTACATTTTCAGTGTTACTGACTTGCTTTGGCTACGATTATTGGTCCAAGAAGATTACTGAGGGACGCTCAATAAGAGAGGTCCAATCTGATATTGATACAGCGACCGATGAGATTATCTCGAAGCTAAGAAAGATAAAGACCGAACTGAGACCTGAAGACGAGGGGGTTCTCTTAAACGTTGCCGAGACAGCCACTGGGAGCGAGCCTCTGGCACAAATCATTTCTGAGGCAAAGAAAATCGCCGGGGGCAATGGATCCATCGTTGTAGTCGAAACAACGGATGAAAACACAGTGCTATCTCGAGTAGACGGCTTTAGCTACGATAATGGATTTAGTGTAGTGGCGCTAGCCGACGACATGCAGTCACTTAAATCCGACTTTAGAAACCCGGCGGTGATCGTCATGGCCAAGCCGTGTGTTAAGAACGATGATATTATGCCTGTCTTGTCTATCGTTGCGAAAAACAGCCATGCGCCAATCGTATTGATTGGCGACGTGCGAGGCGAGGCCTTGGAGTCAGTAGCTGCAAACAAGATTAGCGGTAAATTGCGTATAGCGGTGATAGCTCCGCCGGCGATTGGCCGTGATGAGTTTCTAAACGATATTGCCGTGTATTCCGGCACTCGTGTATTCAGCGGCGACGTGGCTAATTTCGACACAAAAGAATACGTCGGATCGGTCGACGAGGCTCATATTACAGTGCGTAATACCACCCTAAACGGTAGTCACAACCCCGACTTGGCCAACTACGCCGAGAGTGTAACCGACGAAGTCAGACGTAAGCGTTTGCTTGGGGTGACTGCCAAAATTGAGGTCGGCGCACCAACCGAAGCCGAGCGACGAGAACTGAGGCTGAGGGTCGATGACGGCGTTTGCGCCGTTGAAACGGCCTCAACGCATGGCGTTATCGTTGGCGGGGGCGCTGCTATGAAAGACATTTCGACTGAGCTGGTCGACTATAAGTATCTAGCCGACGCATCGTATGACTTGTTGTCGCCAGGTAAACTTAGCCTGGCGGACGGAGTTGTCGATAGCGCCTATGCAATAGAGCGGGCGATCGTCAATGCTCATAGCGCAATTAAGCAGCTTGTCTCGATCGAGTTGGCGCTGCCGTTCGCCAATGAGGAGGCTGGAGAGCGATGATTTATCTCAAGATTTTTGTCATGGCGCTAATCAGAACTTTGTGGTATGGGAGAAAAACTCGCCGTGGCAACTGAGCCAATCATGGCCATTGTCAATGGGCGCTTGGTGTCGGTAGATGGCCTGTCAAGCGCTAAGCGCCCGTCTGTTGACGTCAGGGAGATATCCCATAACGGCCAGTTACGTCGACAGTATTTCAAACATGCCAGAGATCTTATCCAGCCGTACCTGCCGACAGGCGCCGTCAATCCGGACTTTATCAAGCACCGCCCGGCTGACGCAAAGCGCTACGGCATGATTGAGGAGCGGGGCGATAAGATAAAAACCGGCCGCCCCGCAAATAGCCGATGTCATAGGGTATAATATGGTTGACATGAGTGTAACGCCGAGAATTACTAGTGACGGAAAGGTAGAGTTAGATAGCTTAGACAACAGCGAATTGTTGACCGTTTTAGTTTCGAAGATAAACCTCATTGATAATCGTATCGCAAACATCGAGGATGGACTCAATCAGATGGCCACACGTCACGATATCGAGTTGGTGATCGACCGTCTCGACGCGGTGGAGGGGCTGTCCAACCGACACGATGCCTGGATTAGAGCTCGAGACGAAGAGAGTCAACGGCGTCGAGCTGGATTGCTGGGGCGAGTTAAGGAGAAGGCTATGGACTACACGGCGATGATTATCGTCGGGCTTGTCGCAGCGGCGATTATAGGTGGGATTGCTTTTTATATTGGCGACTCAATGGCCAGTCGGGAAACAAGGCGAATCATCGACCAAATTAAAACGGCTAAATAGTCATCTCTCGCCAGATATTCTAATGTCGCACAATATTGTTTACCATTGGTGTAACACAAAAAGACCCCTCCGTAGGGGTCTTTTTGTGTTCGATAATGACATTATTACTTAGGAGGTAACATAACTCATTAAAGAGAAGGTGCCATTATCTCCCACGCTTCTATTATACCTTAGTTATGCCGGTAATAACAGAGTTGCGTCGAGGCTGTCGACAAATTAGGTTGCCAAGGACGAACAGGGCGCCGATTTCGCCATACTGATTAGTAGGCTTCAGGAACTCTCGCATCTGGATAAACGATGGCACCTGGCTGGAGTTATCGGAATAGGCTCCGTCTGTAACCTCGAGAGACGACTTAACCTGTCGCAGCTCCGGATCTTGCAACGAGTCGAACTCGAGATAGTGCTCGTTCAGGAAGTACATGTGGCCGCTTGGACATTTGTCGTCCGCGACACACGGGATGCCACGCACGTTAATGGCGTTGAATCCGATTACGCCTTTGATCTCGCTTGCTGATACTGAAGTCCCGGTCGGGGTCTTGCCACTCACTCGGTTGTAGCCCTGAATGGCAGTTGCAGTGTACTGCGCTTGAATAGCGCTAGCTGCGATCATCAGCTTCTCAACCAAGCTCCAAGCCGCCTTGGTGGTGTAGATGATGTTAGGCGACTCTTGGCCCGAGCCGGCAGCGCTAGCCACGTCGAAGGCTCCCGTGATCAGATCAAGAGAAAGTACACCGCCGGTGGCTGCGATCACGTTGCCCTTGGTGGCCGGATATGTGGCACGGGTCAAGCCTGCGTAGCTGGCCGATCCGGTGCCGTCGTCGACGATTAACTTCAGCCCGTCAAAATCCTTACCTGAATTACCGGTGCCGTCGCCGTACAAGGCTGTACCAACGCCCTCAGCCATCGATGTCTTTGCCTCATCCATCAAATTGCCAAGCAGCCTGATCGCTTGAGCGTCCGATCCGCTGTTCACTGCCCGCTCAATACCGGATACAACGACCGATTGGGCGTATGACTTTGGATACCAAGTCATCGACCGAGTGTTGTCGGTCTGGGACACATTAAATGTGTCCATGCCGGAAAACGACCCCCCGGAGGTTGAGTTAGCGATTCGGATCGGCTGTTTAATCGATGCGCCGTGCCACCGTTTCGCCATAGCCGCAGTTCGAGCGGTGAATATGTTGCTGTTGTTAACGCCATCAACAACTTTTGGAATAATCTTGTCGTAGGTGACTGAGGTGACCCTCTCGGAAAATGCCATAATTCTACAGTTCCTTTCTTAAAATATTTATACTACTGTTATAACATCGATTTATCTCAAATGTAGCAAAGTGTACAACGTTTTTTAACCACCACCTTAGCCAGACGCCCGCAACCTGTCGTAGATTGCTCTAATCTTGGCCTGGGCGGCAGCGTCACTGTCTGAGATGCTTGGCACCATTCGACCATAGTTGCGAATGTCCAGATCGGATAAGACGCCATTTTCGCCGCTAAGCCTAGCCAGAGCTGTTGCTATGGACGGCGCTTGAGCCTCATATGCTGCTGCTTGAGGATTGTATGAGCCAAAGGTCAGCTTGTTCAGGAGGTTGGTCAGGACGCCCCCTGCACCTCTACCGCCGCCAGCCTGTCGATACAGCCCCAGAATAGCGTTTACGGAGCCGGGCGTACTACTACTGCCTGTACTACTTCTTGTCTTCGTTGCAGCCGTCTGCGCCTTGGACTGGCGAGTTATCCTGTTGTCCAGAACGTCAATCATCGAGGATATCGCTTTGGCCGAGGCGCTGTCTCCAGCCATAATCGCCTTAGCGTAACCATCCTCCAAATCGCCCATCGAATAGCCGTTGAGCGTCGGTTCTGTGGCACTAAGTATTGTATTTTGCTGCGCCCCGGTTACCGGCGCCAACGATGATGTATCTGACGGGTAATTGCCCTGGGGTTGTGCGCCCCGCGCCGAGTATCCCTGTGCCTGGGCGTCGCTCTGCGCCTGAGCGTTACCGCCGCCTAAAGCATTTAGCCCAGCCACCGCCCCGCCGACAACAGCAGCGTTCTTTAGTAAATCGCCGGCCTCACCGCTTCTGACTTTTTTGGATAGGTAGTCGGCCGCCTCGGCCGCCTTGCGAACCCCGGCTTCAATGGGCTTATTAACAACAGCGTTAGCAGCCCGTCGGAGTGGCCGAGGAATGATTGAGCCAGCTAATCCACCTGCCCCCTCAAGAGTTCCGCCGCCCATCGCTACGGCATTTTTCTTGGCAATCTTGTTTGCAAGAACGAAGTCGCTCTTAAAGTTGCGCATTCCTGCCAGCGTGCGGTCGTCTATCGGCGCGCCTTCAGCTTCTCGCGCCAGCCTATCGTAAGCTTTCATGTATTTTACATTGCCGGACTGGCGCGCCCGAACTGCGGCGTTATCTAGTTCATCGATCATGTCGTTCCAGGCAGACTGCACCGTTTCCTTAGGAATGCCAGCCTCGATCCGCTCGTTGATGGCGTGAGATATCTCATTCATCTTATCCTGTCTAAACTTAGCCCATTCCGACGGATCCTTGACCTTGGACATATTCTTGGCTTCGCCGGCGAAGAAGTCAGCCATTTCCGGGGCAGACATCTCTCGCACTTTACTTGCTACATACTTGTTTCCGGTGCTCAACAGACCGTCAATATCTTCCGCCAGGTCGGATAGGTCGAGGTTATTTAGAGTATCCTTGTCGTATCTGAGCTTATTTGTGTATCTATCAAGCAGCTTTTCCTCTCCTTTAACTATGCCGTTACCCTTATTCTGAGCTCCTCCCGTTAGAGTTTTTCCGAAAGCCACTTGGTCGGCCGTGTCTGACAACCCCGTTCGTCGATACAGCTTACCGGCGTTATCGAGAGCATTGTCACCTAAGGCCTGCAAATCGTACCTGGTCAAATTGTTGCCTACGTTTAGTGCGTCATTTACGCCAGCGTCCAGCGCATCGGCAATTTTATTGGCAATCTTGCTGCCACCTTTCGTTGTGCTACCCACAACATTGCGGGCAATGTCATCTGTCACTGCGGGCGCTGCCTTACTTGCAACAGCCCTAGCGGCGTCGTCGCCGTAATCAGACACCAGTTTTCGTCCAATGCCGGACAGCGCCGTTCTGGCGACGTCGTCACCATAATTGTTGATGGCGCTTCGAGCCAACCCCGAGACAGCTCTTTCGGCCACCTCACGACCGCCACCGCCAAACAGTCTGCTAAACAGCGAATTAAAAATTGACATTAGTAACCTCCTCCCAATAGCTGTTCATAACTATCTTCGTCTTGCTGTTGTGCCGGCTGAGGCTGTCCACCACCCAGTAGCCGACTGAGTCCATAAGCCCCCCCGGCGAGCGCCAGGTTTCGCGGCCGAGCCAGTTTTCTGAAATTATTCAAGGTAATCGGATGTGAGCCCATGAACGATTGAACTTTCTCTAGTCCAATCGGCGCAAGCGCACCAATAGCGGCTCCCAGGGGAGCCCCACCTAAAGCATCGCCGAGCTTAGTGTTCTGCCCCCCCTCACGATAAGCATTAGCTACGCTACTCGCTGCGCCTGAGAGGGCATTCCTAACTAGTGCGTTCCTACTAATTTTGCCCGCTGAAGTCAAAGCTTTGGCACCTGATGCCCCAGGGATGATGTTCATAAGGCTCTCGACGCTAGCTCCAATATCTGAGACGGGGTTACGATTGTTCTGCTTATACGTACCGCCCATCAAATCGACCGCCGCTGTCCCCGCCTGATACATCGGGTTAATCATCCCGCCGATTATCCCATTACCAAACGGCTTGTATCGCCAATCTTTCTCCTCTTGTTCATAGGCTTTGCCCAGCGTATCCAATCCGCTCTTGGCTTGGGCTCTGGCATTATTGTAAGAGTTCATGATTGCCGTTCGTTGAGCTCTATCCTCATCACTGAGGCTATTCCAATCAGCTCCCTCGATATTTTTGGCGTAATAGTCATTAGCCCGCTGGTTTAGCTGGTTGGCTTTATCTATCTGACTATTGACCGTATCACGGTCGTATTGTCGCCCCGTACCAAAAAGCAGCTTACCTAAATTACCCAAGATATCCATGTTTACCAATCTCCTCCACCGTTACCGCTAGACTGGCCGCCCCAGCGGTCTTCTATGCCTTTATTAGCCCAAAACGTACCACCGCCAAGTGCTGCTAGCGGTCCATACATCTTAATGGCATCCCAAAGGTTATTGGCCTTGGTGGCATAAATCGGCCCTTGTCGCTTTCTCGGCGTGTAGGCGTTGTTATTACCAGGCTTGCCGTTGTTGTTATTACCAGGCTTGCCGTTGTTGTTATTACCGCCACGGCCGGGTAGATATCTGCTAAGTCTAGCAGCTTCCAGTCGACTGTCACTATCCAGCTTCTGCCGGTAATTAGCCTGTTGCTCCTTCCACCTATCTAACGCATCTTTCTGCTGCGCCAAGTCCCATTGATCCTTAGCGCCATATTGATTAGCCAACAGTCCTCGGTCTTGCAGGTTCTCATTATATGCAGTATTGCGCTGTCCGAGAAGGGTCGACCAGATGTTCATCAGGTTATTCGTTGTGTTCGTTTGGTAAGACATGTTTCCACCGGCAACCTGCTGCGCCTCTCTCAAGGCTCGCTCGATTAAGCTGTTGTAGTCGTTGCTGGCGTTCTGATAGGTGGTGGTGGCGTTTTGCAGGATAGGCTGCTGAGCGTTCATTTGAGCTCCGAGCGCCCGTTGTCTTTGAGCTTCGGTCATACCGGTGCCGGAATACTGTTGCCTAATTGACTCGGGCATCTTGGATATTGTTGTATTTAGCTCGTCAACAACGCCACGGGCGTTCTTTAAGCTATTAAACGCCCTCTGTATTTCATCAGTATTACCATATTTAGCTCGAGCTTCATCGTACAGCGTCGAATAGTCCTTGGTCTGCCCCATATTGGCATCCAGGTTCTGCTTAGCCTGAGCGGCGTCACCCTCGTACTTGTTATAGGTGTTGTAACTACGCTCGACGGCTCGTTTTGCTTCGTTTACTCGGTTCGGAAAATCATACATAGCTGTTGTTATAATAGCATCAATCTTGCTCGACGAGCGGGCGGAGAACGCTTGAGTCGCTACCAGTCACCGCCACCACCGCCGCCGACACCACCGCCGGCAATCGCTCGAGAGCGGCCTCGCCCTGCGAGGGCGTCAAATAGCGAGCCAAGGGCGTCGTCCATCATTGACATCATACCGGCGCCCTGTCTGTCTATCACCTCGTCTATCGCCCGCTGGGCGTCACGTCTGGCGTTGCGGTTAGCAATCTCCTGTAGCTCACGCTCTAGCCGCATAGCCCGCTGCCTCAATTCCCAAGCATCTCGAGCGGCCTGTGCTTGGAAGAGCTGGGTTTGTGCGCCGGAAGACATTTCGCCCCAGTAGCGACTACTATCGACCAAGCTAGACCAGACGTTCGCCCTGTTGCGTATCTTCTGCCACGCCACATCGTAATCTTTGTTAGCAACGTCTATTGACGTGTTGAATGCTTTTTCTACGCGTTTTTCGTAGCCGGTTTGCGCTTGCTGATAGTTTGCCTGATAGGTGCTAAACTGAGAACTCAATTCCTTAGTCTGTGCCTCTTCGAGCTCGTCTGCTTTATCCTGGCTCATACCCGTGCCGGCAAACTGCCATCTAATTGATTGACTGACCTTATCCAAAGCGGTTTTGGCATTGTCGGACAATCCCCGCATTTTTTCTACATCCCGGCGTTCAGTCTCAAGCTCCGGCGTATTTAGATACTTAGCCTTCGATTGCTCGTACAGCGTTGTCATATCCGGCGCTAGCCTCAGACTGCGCTCGTACTGTCCTTTGGCGTCATCGGCCAGCCGTCGTTCTTGCTCTGCCCGTGCCTTTGTCTGGTCGGCGTAAGCCTGCGCTTCTTGAACTCTCTGATAAACGTCCATATCTTATATTATAGTCTGTTCAAGTCGTACGGCGTGTGTAAAACGCTTAGCGTTAAGCTAAATCCGCTCAGCCACATCCAGACCCAAGCCCCAGACTCGAAGCGAAAGCCATGCCAGTCATCATAAGCTCGTTGCATCCATCCGTACGGCACACGGGAGAACACGCCTATCTTTCCGCCTGGCTCAACAACAAATTCGATACTAGCAAGAGCTAGTCCGATTAGTTCACGAGGCAACGTCTTCTGTGTCCCGCCGATGCTGCCCACCGCCGGAAACTCGCCGTTGACGTGCGGTACAAAGAAGGTCGCGCTGGCGCCGTCTTCGCCGTTGGTATACTCGTAAAGGAATCTACTCCAATTAGTGTAGGTCAGCTGGCATGATGTGCTGTTGGGCGGCAGGAACACATTAAACATATCGTTCTGAGTACTCCACCAATACTCATGAGCCCTACCCTTGACCACGGATGGCTGGATTTGTCCCCAGCCAAGCGACATTATTCGTAGATTTCTATCACTATAGCCGGTGTCGATTGTCCCAATACGACGGCGATGAAAGCCCTTGCCAAAGCGGTAGACATTGTCGAAAATATGAGGCGGTGGATTGACCGGCGGCTCAGGGGCGTCACCGACGATATCGATGGTGTACGACTTGATCTGCGGCGCAGAACAGGTGATGTCCGCTCCAATCAATTTGTAGGCGCTATTCATATAAACGATCTTGCTGTCGTCGTTGGCGACGACCTTTAGTCCATAATTGCGAGTTGGAATGACGCTCGCTCCACCGACTGAACTGTTTCTATCCTCGCTATCATCCTCGTAATGAGGCATGCCCGGGCCGGCATACTTAACCTTGTATGCTTTACCAACCAGATCAAACAGGCAATCGCTGGGGGCTGGGGTGACGCTGTATTCAGTACTACCTTGCTTGACGGGCACTAGGTGTAGTTTTTCTACACCAGCACTGTTCTTGATAATAACCTCACCGATATCTACCCCTGGGTAAAATGGCTCTATCTCGCCCCCCGTATTGATTGAGCCGACGAAGAATGACCTAGTTGGGTTGATAATCGTACCATTCAAATCTAATCTCCTGCCGTTGACCGACCCATGACCTGGCTCTAAGTGGATGTTGTAGATTTTAATATCGTTGTCGGCATTCCAGCCCATATCGTAATCCATTGTCTTTTCCACTGCGCCATAGCCGAACCGGAATCGACCATATTTAATGTAGACGCCGAACTTATCAATACCGTTCCAGGCTGTCCTGCAACCACATATCCATCCGTCACCGATGCTCTTCTTGGTGCGAACGGACATATCTAAAGTGTCGCCTTGCTGAACATGACAGTTGCTGTCAATGCTCTGTAGATTGCCTTTTACGCCGCCAAGTCTAAGCCATCTCATTGCTACATCCCCATAGTTAATCTAGTCTTAACCGGTGCTACCATCGGCTGTCGAATTATTACTAGCGACGCCTTTTTATTGCCGAGAACAGCGTCGATAACATATCTATCAATTCCGTTGCTAGTCATAACTCGATACCCCATACCGCCCTGCTGCATCGATACGTCGCCCATGCGCCACAGATCGTCATTTCCCTGGTAGTACGGGTAGACAGCCAAATCGGACACGGGCAGGGGTGGTGTATATGAATAGAGGTTGTCGCTAATGCCGTCGTTCCCGTTGGCGACTTTTACCGCTACGGCCATTGATGATTGGATTGTCGGGTTTAGCCCCAAGTCGTCAGCTAACTTAGTGTCGATATCGCCCGACAAAGTGTGTTTTAGCCCATAATCATAAGATTGCCCCCACTCAACTTCAATCGGGTTATCCAGGTATGGGTACTCAATGTCGTAGCTGATGTCTATCGGGCAGACTAGAATCGTTAACTGCTTAAGTAAATCTAAATTCTTAGCAATGTCCGTATCTACATATATGTAGTTGCTGTTCCATGTAAGCGTTGTTCTTCCAACGTCCCAGTCATTACTAGAGCTGGCGCAAATCAGCATGGGCGGATAACCCAGTCCATGCCTGGCTTGAGCCTCGAACCTCCACTTATCTGTAATAGAGCCGTCATGTTGGTTCCACTGAGGCGCTTTGCCATTCTGCGTGATCTCCCAATTGCTCCAGCGCACAGCCCCGGCTATTTGCAACGACGGAAAGCCGGAATTATAAAGCAACTGGTTATCGCTTGCCGTCCTGACGTCAAAACCTTTTTTTGCAATTTTGAGCCCATAGTCGAGTCGACCCCGCATCGTACTGGGAAGTGCTATCTCCGCCACTAAAAAGCCCCCGGCTGATACCCTAAGATGACAACCACCTTACCGGTGTCATCTTTAATTTTTATACACCCCTTGATAGTTTGCTCACCTCTAGTAACACCGGTTCTTGTCTGCCGGGGAGCTATTTGCCCCTGCTTTGACATAGACGCTTCATCGACGTTGTTAATCGACTTAAAGTCCTGAGTCATTGACGCCGGCACCAATTTAGTCACCGATGGAACTAAATCTCCGGTGTTTGGGTCGTAAACTGATGGTTGTCTATTCGCCATGTTCTATATATGCATCTTTCCTTCAAACTGCAGCGGTCGGACGTCCGCTCCGACAGAGGTTATTCGAATAGGGGCTAGCTCATTGCCGCTATACGACACATCGACGCCGAACTGAGCCGTCCTGAAACGCTTATTAACGTCTCCCGACAAGATGGTGTCGCCGGCGCCGGCGCTGTGTGCACAATACTGCCACTCCTTGCCATCTAGTTTGTATTTAAGCCTAACGGTGTATCCCTTCGGTAGAGCATCGAACGTAGCCACCAGTCGCATGAGCTCTTTTGCCTTCCATGGCATAGAGGCGTCATATTCTAAACTCTCGTACTTGGATTCGGGCGCCGGCAGGGATGAATTGTCCACCTTGCCGAGGTAACTGGTAGTCTTTTCACCGGTCGTTACCGAGTATGAGACATACAGCGTGTCATTGAAGTTCCACACACCACCGATAGACAACCGCTCGTCGGCGGTGTTGTACTTTTTACCGTCGGGTAATGAGTACGAAAAGTAGAAGCTGTTGGGGTAGTTCTTATCTATCGAACCATAACTATACACGCCATGACGCATATTGTCTATTGTGGTTTTTGATGGGTACCCCATCAAAAGGATGCCCCGTCTAATGGTCATCATATGGCTGTAGATGTCAGTGCTGTCTACTTTGCCGCTAAACTCGCTCTGGCTATCTCGAATGGTTCTAATTTTAGTCAAGGCTTTATTACCTGTATAGACGTACAATGCGCCGTCAATAATAACGTAAGTCATGTTTTGATAGGTGTACAAGCTCTTGGGCGCACCCATTGGTGTGTCAATTTTGAAGTTCAGAAAAGCAGAGTCACCGTCCCAGAAAACAATCGATCCTCCTTGCGGCGAGCGCATTTTATCCTCACCGACCCGTTCGCAACCGGCCACGGCATACTCGTCGTTGGTCGTCAAGCTGGTTACTTCGGTGTCTCTTTCCACCATAACTCGGTGACGAGACAGCTCGGTGTAGTCGACCTCAGCTTTTCCTGACGGCAGCCAGTCGGCTATATAGCACCCATTGCCAATCAGCAGTTTGCGATTAGAAAATCCGATAATCGGATGCGATCTACTGCTGGTTCGCATCAGCATTGAGGCGTAGTATTCAAAATGTAGTCCATACATTCGCCCAGCTTCGTAGACGTATACCTCCCATGGCTTATCTGAAATTAAATGGAAGTGGTACTCGCTACCGTGATTGGCGTAGTCCTCCAGATAAACCGACGGGGCAAAGTCAAAGTAGGCTACGTTGCCGGAAAGTTCAACCTTGTCTGTAATACTGGCTCGAGCCATTTCGTTGTTGCCGGCGTCGTGAACGATTAGAGTAAGAGTACTATCGACGGGTTTATTCTTTATCTGTACACCGACCCTTGCCATCGGCGATTGGTCGGGCAGAAAGATACACTTATCGACATCTGCCTCAGATAGCTCGCTCTTGGTCGTATAGGTATCGTTCCCGTTCTTGAAAGACAGCCGCTTGACTGTACTACCGATCCACTTGTCGTCCCGGTCTCTCTGCAAGATGGTGTCCACTGTTGGATAGGTGCTTCGTGAGCCTGTGACTTCAAAGAAACGTCGTTTATTGACGTCTTTAGTGATGTGGTCTAGGCAGTACATTCGCTCTGCGCCGGTGATGTAAAGTGAATCCTTCGGCGGCCAGTAGATTATGTCGCCGTTGGCGGGATCACCCCACCCCGGCGCAGAGAAATATCGACTCAGCGTATCGTCTTTATTGATGGCGTACATCGTTCCTCGATTCGTGATCGCCCAGCGAATGCCATCCGGCGACTGGGTGATAGCGGTGATAACCCCGTTGAGATCACTTCCGCTCATTTTAGTTAGCCTCGGAAGAGACGTCATCGCCCCGGGACTCTTTCGCGTGTCTAAGCCTTCACTATCGGCGTAGCTGTGCTGGATGCCAACTTTGTTGTCCGTGCCCATGCCGCCGTAAAACTCGGTCTGGGAGATGATGGTGTCCGTCGAGTCGCGATTGGTCGCCACGCTAACCTATCCTCCAGGGAAATGCAATCTTTGCGCCATAGACGACACCTCGATTAGCTTCTCGATATGGCTTGTTCGTTCGTGAGGAATAAGAACTGCGATACTGATCTATCGCATTCTCAAACAGTCGCTGATAATATTGTGCGACGCTTAAGTCCTTGCGCAACAAGAAGAACTGTTGGCAGGCATAGTAAACTAGCGCCGTGTGATACTCCTCAGGAATAGGTGGGCATTGCCCGAGTACAAAATTGGCGCTCGAGACCTGCTCGCCCAAATATTCATTCTCAATGACCAGTGTCTTGTTGTCCATAAAGGCAACCACTGGATACCAGTTGTCGTCATAACCGCTACGCAGAGAAATGTAGCAATCGTGAAGGTACTTGGCTGGAGTATCCAGTGACTCAGCTAAAATTATCGTGTTGCGCCCTTTTGTAAAAGATCCTTTCAGCTCTCTGTCCTCTAGAGTCAGGTCGAGCATCCTCGGTTCGAAATCGACAATAAGCGCACCGGGTCTATCGACATTCGGCGTGGGGTGCAAGGCGATACTGTTTCGAGACAGCACTCGGTAATATATCGGATCGCCCAACGCTCCGGACGAAACTAGCCTAGCCCAGTCGTCTCGGTCGGTGATCTCCTGCAGGGTAAGATTGTGCCCATCCGCGCCAGTCCTGACCGAAATCACTCGGTTCATGTCCGTGGGAAACTGATAGCTTGCCTGATTGGACACCAGGTCGGTTCGTCTCGTCTGCTCTGTCCAGTATCGGTCGCCGTCGCTAGCAAACAGCTTTAGTCCCTGATTGATATCATCAGCTATTTTCGTCATGGCTCGGTCGTCGTAGTTTAGTCCGCAATAATCAGCAGCCGCCTGTTTAAGCGAGGTAAATGTTTTCATAGTGATATTATATCCCACTTATAAGCACATTTAATGCTCATTGCGGCGGCAACTTCGTCCAGCGAGAGGGGCTGTTTTGCGGCAACTTCGTCCAGCGAGAGGGGCTGTTTTGCGGCAACTTCGTCCAGCGAGAGGGGTACAGCCCATTGTTAGGCAACACTACTCTGAATCTGCCGACCATCGACGACCGACTTTGTCTTGAAATGGCAAAGCGGCCGCCCACCGAAGAACTCTCGACAGCTCCAACGACAAACTGTCCGACCAGGTCGGATTTTCCGCCTTTACCGACTGTAAAATTGCCCGCAATATTAGCTACGGCGCCCCTCGAAATAGTGAACGCCCCGGACATCGACGACTTGTCGGCCGCAGCGACAGTAAATACCCCCTTCGCGTTTGATGTATTGCGTCGACCGATAGTAAACTCGCCTTGTATCTTGCCATACCTCTTTCGGCTCACAGCGAAACGGCCGACTAGCCCGGCGTGGTGCTCTCCCGGTAAAACAGCTCTCTTGACCGCAAAATTGCCCGACAACCCGACGTGCTGCGACTTTGCAACCGCAAACCGCCCCGATATCTTCGCAGATTGCAATTTTGCGACAGAAAACCCACCGGGCACGCTGCCATACCTCTTTCGGCTCACAGCGAAACGGCCGACGACGCCAGAGTACTTCTCCGCCGACACAGCAAACGACCCTAGGGAGTGGGCGCACTCGGTACGTGCCACGGCAAATCGCCCAGGTAGTGCGAGACGACTCGTTCGTCCGACAGCAAAATTGCCGCCGACACTAGAGCTGCTGCCTCGACAAACCGCAAAGTTGCCATCGAAAGAGGTAATGACTTGTCGGCTCGGGTCGGTTTTTGGAGCCTCGCCGCCGTCAGTCCCCATGCCGAACAGATAGAACCTAGTCCATGCTCGAGAATAATTACCCACTCCGTAATAGCCCCAACCGGGCTCACCTTTTCGCAGAGCGTCGATCTGCCATCCCGGCGGTTCAGCCTCGCCGACCCTCCAAATCTTGGCCAAGTAACGATTGCCTTCATTGCGACAGCGACAGTGGAGCTGCTCGCCGTTTGCCCAATTGAACCAGTAGTAAGCGATGCCCTCGTTGCGAGCGTCGTCATTTAAGAATAGGGACAGCCTGTTGTATGAAGGAATTAGCGCTAAAGATACGCCCGGGGATTGGGCGGTGTATCTCATGCAGAAAATGCCGAAGCTACCAGGATTTTGACCCGTCACCACCCAGGAGCGGAATTTTGTGTACAACTCGACGGTACCGCTATTTTCTGCGGGTAGGGCCTTACACCGAACAAAGACTTGAGCGCTTGGATTTTGTTCAATCTGAAGGCAACGCTCGTTAGACGAAGTATCGTCATTAAATACAGCCACCCTTGTGCCGCCGCTCTGTACCACTCTCTCCCAGTTGTTGAACGAAGTTTTGTCGGGAACCCCATCTGTTTCGTCTCTGAAGTCAGTCCAAAATATAGCCATAATTACGTTTTATTGTAGCTTAAAAACAAAAAGAGGGGACTAGAAAGTCCCCTCCAGCTGTCGCCAAAACCCGCACGAGGTCGACTAGCGGTCGTTTTTTGCAGAAAAAAAGGGGGGGCGACAGCGATGAAGAAAGCTCCGACAGGCGTTGAGTGTCCAGATAAGCAACAAACGTTAACTAATAAACAACCACGCACATATATTGGTGTTCTTGCCCGTCGGATACCAAAATGGATTATGTACCTAGTCACCGCTCGGATTGAACACTGGCTACATATCTAATTATACCGCCATTTTCTTTATAGCCAATAGCATATCCGGTTGTTTCTATTGTAGAATTGTCAACACTCTCATCTTCACTCAGTGGAACCTGGCGCATTATCCCCAGTACGGGCGTCCGGGGCTCGAGTGTCATCTTTACGAATGTCGGACTCTCTTCCAGGATGTGAATCAGGTCATGATCGAACACGTAAAACTCCCCGGTCTGTAAATTGATATCGACTAAAGGCCTCACTACTTCACCATTCTTGTCAATTAGACATAGCCCCCATTGAACGACCGGGTCGCTTCGATTTTCGTCGGTGATCGCCTTTAAGGAGCCGTCCTCCAAACCGCTGGACACCTCGTGAACAACAGTAGTACCCGAGACAGCTTCTGCTACCCAAGCGAGTCGATTGCCAAAACTCACGCTACTTCGATCCACGATAGCACCAATTTTAGAGCGGGTGATACACCCGACGCTGCGTCTGATGTTGTCTGAATCTGTGTGACCAGCCATTGTGTATAACCCGGCGAAGTTATAACTTCGGCGTTTGCAGTGGACGGATCAGCGCCCAGCTTCATCGGCGCACCATTGGCTACGGACTTTGGCTGAGACATGTCTTCAGCTCCGGGCAGAGCGGTGGTAACAGGGGTCTCGTAAGACGAGGTAACCTTTCCAACTAACTTAGTGTTGGCAGGAAGTGCTCCGTCTTCGTGGCTAATCTTAACCGAGCTCACCCGAGTAAATGTGCCGCCGAACTTAGCGCAGATGTAGCACGAGCAGCTGTTGCCCCCGGCGAAAACCGGCGCACTAACGCTGGCGGCGGTGGCATTATCGACCGCCGACCAGGCAATGGACTCTATTTTTTCTCTCTTAGCGCCTTTAGCGGGCGTGCCGGTTTTAGCGCCGGTGTCTCGATACCATTCAACAGCTACCGCCATACATCTCCTTAAACATTTTATTCATAGCTCAATTGTACCACTAAGATGTGAAAACGTGACGCTTTTGGACACATGCCCCGAGTCATCTATGTACAGCGCAACACCGGATTGCCCCGTCGAATTAGTCTTACCGTAAAAACCAAGCAGATAGACATTCACCCCCGATTGAGAGAGTACGCCAAAAAGCAACTTGGCCAGGCGCAACTTTCGGTCAGTCATTATTATCGAGCCGTCCGGTTTAACCAAGTAAGCGTCGCCGTCATAATCGAAGTCGATGCGATAAGGCAAGGGGGTAGTAACCACAAAACGGGCTAGGCGGTGTCTAGACCGCCTGCTTCCGGTGCCATTAACGTAGCGGACAATCTCTTCGGCGCTCTCCTTGGAGCAAACACCGGTTCTTAATTGACTATTCTGAAAAATAGCCCCCCACTTGCCATTACTCATCCTACCCCTTGTTGTTGTCGTTGCTGTTGTAGTAATTCTTACTCGATATCCCCAACACTACGCCCAAAAATGTGGCGACGGCGCAAATAGTCTGAGCGACTGCGTCGGCCATGGGAAGATCCCACAGACCGGCTAACGCTGTATATAGTGTGGCAATTGCTGGCAGAATAACCATAACAACCCACTTAAGAGGTTTATATAAATTGTCTTTTAGAATCATTGTCTCCTCCTTTAATTTATGAACAAATTCCGTAAATATCTCCGTTGTTAAAATTACGACGTGCTATATAGTTGCGCTTGCCCGAATATCCGATATAGCTAATCCAACGATAGCCGTTAGCATCGACATAGCCGTCATACTGCACTGACTCACCGGAGTTTAGTGTTGCTACCACCTCTCCGTCGAGGCTGGGTGACCGACGAATGTTCATTTTATCGGTCGCCTTGTATGTGCCCTGCTGTGCGACCAATCCGCTCTCTGCGGTTTGAGCACGGCTGGGAGGCTGGCTGTCCAACTCGGGCAATCCATACACGTCGCCAAAAATGGATACGTGAGCATACCAGCGGCTTCGGCTCGACACTAACCATCGGTCGTCTCCATCAATTTTCTCGCCATGGACGAATCCGGCCATTTTAACCCAAGTCCCGGCCGGGTAGGTAGCCATTACGGCGCCGTTCCGGGACGGAGCGCTGCGCCAGTTACCGACATAATCGTGATAGAGCCACAATCCATCAGGGTACTGACTGGCTAGTTTTGGTGGAGCGTACTCTTGTCTTCGCACGTCCGTGACGCTGCCACCCGACAGCATTTGATTAGCCAGGTCAATCATCCTCAAACCAGCATTCGCCCGTCGAATCATGCCCGGGCAATATGTTTTTATGACGTCGTCATGATAGATGACGTTTTGCCCATAACGCAGGCTACTCCAACCCAGCCGACGAGCTAGGTTAGTTAGCAATTCTGCGCCGGTCTTGATTGTCTCATCGGCTATCTGCCATTCCGGCGCTCCGGTGCTGTTGACGTGCTCAATGCCGATAGTCTTGCAATTCATGTCCCAGTCGCCACAATGCCAGGCTGTGTCATTGATATCGACGTATTGACAGACTTGCCCGGGAGCAACGCCAAAATGAGCGCTGACTCCAAGCGACCGATTTTGGAAAGTTGCCCCAATTCCTGCAAAACTAGTTGTAGCAGCGTGGTGCAGTACTATCTTTTCGATATTGCGTCCCGACCGACCATTGGTGTAATTGGGGGACATCCACTTATGTAGCGTATACATTTATTGTTCTCCGTTTTCGCCGACGTCATCCTTTGGTTCGGACTCACCCGCCCCCATGCCGGCAATCTCATCTTCGTGGATTGGCGTGATTACTTGCGGCGTATTGTCTAGTTGCTCCATACATTACCTCACTTAGCGTTGTTATTCTTACTACTATCTTCATCGCTGAACATTGACTCAATCTCTTTGCTAACGCTTTCAGCGCTAGGTACGTCCTCGTCCTCAGTGGCATTGTCGCCCGTTTTCTCACCTGAAGACTTTCTGGTTGCCTCGCTCAGTAAGTTGGTCACATCACCTGGATGTTTAATGTCCACCACGACCTTACTTAAGAACTGGTCTAAAGCCTCTACTGAGCCAAGCATTATGCTCAGCTGTTTCTTTCGCTGAGCGTAGTCATTGAACATTCGATTTAGCGCTACGTAAGCCTCTGCCCCGGAGATCACCTTCAGTTCTGACGATTGAAGTATTCTCATTCGAGGTGGCCTAATTTTCATAGTGCGACGCTCTTTTCCATCGAAGACGGTGTTCTCGTCCGCCGGATCGGTATAAATCCAGCCGGTTGGCTCCCCAAACGGATTAGAGATTGTTACGTACGCTTCGGGTTCGAACTTGTCTCGCAGCCGATCCATTACTCGGCCATAAGCTTGCTTGTCCGGAGCCGTACTTCCGATTTCAGATTCAAGCCGTTGTGTGATATCGGCAATTTTAGCTGCCTTTTTAGCCATTACTTCCCCTTTCAATTAAATCGGCGTAATAGTTGCCGACGTCGCTCGGGCTATCGTTGACACCGAAGCGGACGCCGTCATCTTTCATTGCCCCCTTACCGGGCTTATTAGCCCCGTCCTTGCCGACATGAGCCGCCGCCTCTTTACGTTGCCTGTCCAGGGGTGACTCCTTTTTGGCGGACTCAGCTTGAGCTTTAGCCTCAGCTGACGCCTTGTCTGCGTGCCACAACTTGGCGGCGACCATAAAGCTGACCGGGTCGCCCTGTTTCTCCATTTTCGCTTGATAGTCGAGAACTTCGGCAATCTGCCTAGTGACAGGGCTGTCTGCTGATGTATCAGCGTCCTTTCCTTCAAATTGAGCTATGATGCCGGCGTCTTGCGCTCGCCTGATATCTCGAACGATCATATCGTCTCGCTCGGCTTGGGCTTGCTTCTCGGCGTAATCACGCTTTGCCTGTTCTACATACTGTCCGAGCTGTTCAGCCTTATAGCTAAGACTCGGTAGCTCGATACTGAAGAACCGCTGTCGTTCTTGATCGCTGGCGAACTCAAAGCCCTGCGGTAGCTGTTCGGGTGTTTTAACTCTTACAACATTACCATCTTTACCTCGAGCCTCAATGTAGGGTAGCTGATTATAAATATAGCGCTCTTCTTGAGACAATCTTTGCCATCCCGCCTCATCTACTTCGGGAGGCTTAGCCAACAGTCTATCTGCAGCTGCGTCTCGCTCTGATTGCGTTCGCTTCTGCTCGTCCTGTTGTTTATTTGACACCGTTAGTCCACGACGCTCCAGCTCTCGCCGCAAAACGTCGTCGGGTATACCTTCCGGCTTGTCTTTCTCTTTGGTCGGCTCGTCTTTCGCCTCGGACTTGTCGTCCGGCTCGTCTTTCTCTTTCTCGCTGTTTTCAGGCTCCTGCTCGTCTGTCTCAGCGGGCTTATTGGCGTCAGTGTCGTCCGACTTCTCGCTATCGCTTAACTTCTGCGATTGCTCTTCGGTGTTTGCCTCGGTAGAGCTGTTAATATTGGCGTCATCGCCCTTGTCTTGTTTATCGGACGAAGCGTATTCCACCTCGATCTTCCGGGCCTCTGCTTCAACAACGTCTGCCAGATCATTCGTATTCAATATAGCCTCCTTGCTTTAGTAGTTATATCTAAGCGTCTTTTTTACAACAAGTCAAGACCCGGTTAGACTTCAGATTGGTTATTGTAGCCGCTCAAAAACGCCGGCAGTGCGCTGACTCCGCCAAGCCCAAGGATATACGGCAGCGCCCTATTCCGCACTCTAGCCCGATCTGCAAGCAAGTTGTCTAACTCGTCAAAAGTGTCGTACTGAGTAATTTTGTTCACCCCCATGCGCTTAAGTCGATTAGCGGTTTCTTCAGCTGAAAGCGGCGTATCGTACCCATACCTGTCAGCGTGACTCAGCGTTTTCGGCACAAAAGCTTCAGCTATATCAGTCCCGTAAATAGGTTCTAATTGTTTTGACTCAAAGTAGGCAGTAGGGGCGTTGAGATAAGCCTGCCTAAGGTCTGCTATATCGCTACTCTTAACGCCGGGTACAAATCGCTGTATTTTCGCCGGGTCGCCACTGGCGATGGCTCTCTTGAGTAGGTTATCCGCCGAGGCAAAATCGTCTTCGCCGAGCTCGAAAAACGTCCTACTTCCATACTTACTCAGCTCCGGTTGTCCGGCTAGGACACGCCCCCTGGCGCCGCCGAGTAGCGACCGTGTTACGTCATAGTCATCACGGGTGGTCAACAAATTGCGACTCTTATACATGTCGTCGGTATCGGTGAACCGCTTAGCCGTTCCCAACCAATGTGCCTTGTCGCCGTTCTTGATGTCCTTGCCACCGCCAATAACATTCAGTAGCCCACCCTTGCCATCGCTGTACGAGGATCTGTTTACGTTGACGACGTCGCGAGGTACGACTTCGCCGTTGAGTGTGATGCCGTTTTTAGATGTACCGATCCACTTTAAGTTCTCAATAAAGTCGTTTAACTTCTTGTATCCGGCATATGGATTGTTTATAAGGGCTGGTGTCGCAGTCTCGCTCACAAAGTTATCCTTTACAATTCCACCCGGATTAAACTTCTGATATATGTCGTTCAAGTCAGACAGTATCCGTTCGGGAACGGCGTCTTGACTGGGCGTGAAGTGTCGAGCTACGTGTTTAACGTCGTCGACCGTTATTCCTCGTTTAGTTAGAGATGGACGGCGCTTTAATAGCCGGGCTATCTCGTCGTCGCTATTTAGCGTTGGAACGGCATGTTCGTACACTCTTGGGCTCCAAATATCCCGATTACCAACAAAAGCCGAACTGCTCTCCGGCCTGATTTTATCAGCGTTCATCAACAGCGTTACGTCGCCAAATCGACCTCCAAGCTCCTTCGATATCCTGTTCTTCGCCGGATTATAGATGCCGACGGACATTGCTGGAAATCCGCCCAGATCGGCGGCATTGGCGAGTTTAGACGAAAACGTACGATGTACGCCGACTAAAGCATCTTTGGACTTAGCAGCGGCTCTCACAGCGTCGTCAGTGTAATTGTTAGAGACACGCTTGATAATATCGTCAGCCCACTCGGTAAATCGGCCGCCATCAAGAAGTTTCTTAAAAATATCACTCAGTTTGCTCATTGCCTAGTCCTATTTCTTCCACGCCGACGTTCTGAGGCATTGGCAAATCACTCACCCTATTAGCTTGTTGTTGGTTTGACAACGCTTGCCCCAATCGGTCTAGCATTCCCGGCTGCACCCCATTCTGGACGCTTGGCTGTTGGCTCGGTTGTTCCGGTTCCGGCTCGGGTGGCTCGGGAGTAATGGGAACATTAGGATCAACTAGTAGCCCCTGCTTGTCGTCAGTCTCCAACTTAGCCCGGTTACTAATGTCTAATACACAACCCCTCACGTAATCCAGCACCTTAGCTTGTCGCTCCTTGCTCGCCAGCAAGAATTGATCGGACATCAAAAGTTTACGCATACCCAGGATGTAGCTCGGTTGGATATCGGGGCGTGGCTTAGCGTCGCCGCCTCCGATGAGCACGGCAAAGTCGACATAGGCATCCCTGTCTGCCACCTCACTCCTGACGTCGTCGACCAAGCTCATTGGGTCGGACTTGAACTTCACCAACGTCTCGTAGCGCTTGTCGGCGTCCTTTAAGTCCAGATCACGATAGAAGTTATACGGGTCAATCAACCCCATCTTAGCCATGCTAACTGCTACTTCTTCACGGCGACGCTTGTCGTGTTTCAGGGTAGATCCACTTTCAACCGCAATCGAGGCCACATCAGGGATGGTGGTGCGGTTTAACTCAATTCGAACGAATTTGCCGTCATTGTCTTTTGCAACATATTTAGTATCGTCATTGAAATACACCTTCATCATTTGAACTAATAGCTTGAAATAGTCCGACATTCCGTCTTCTACAGCCTGAACGACCTCGTCCTGACGCCCGCTGGCTTGGCTCTTCAGCATTTGAGCTTCGCCCAATGTGTTAGCCTTATCACTATCGCTACCCCTAAATTGACTGGGCGTTCCCAAAACGTCATGGATCGCTCGCCTTAAGTCTTGGCGATCGTTAACCACGTAGTTGGGCAAAGTATGCGGCGGGATCTCCGTGATTAAGTTCCCGATAGGCACGCCATCGTCAAGATGGCTCAATCTAATCACTGTGTTAGGGGCTCGTTTCTGCATGCGCTTGTCCATTTCGTCGGTAACGGCTCTGGCATTGACGGCCAGGATGCTGTTGGCAGTATCGGTGTTGTCGGTGATCTGTCGTCCTCGGCGATTGAGGTCGTCTTGCAGCGGGATCGCTTGCTCTAGCGGCGTGGTGTAGTCGATTAGATGATTGCCGTCGTTGATGTAGTTAAAGAACACGTACGGTTTTGGCGGACGATCAGCAACATTTATAACATTCAAACCCTCGCCGTCGTATAAAAAGTTCGGATTTTTTATCGCATCAAGCAATAGTCCGCCGTAATACCAGGCAACGCACTCATCGCCGTTATCGTCGGTGTACCAAACTTCTTTATAGTGAACAATTCCACCTGAGCCAATTCTTTGTTCAATTTCGGCTCGCTTCTTCGGAAAGCGGCGTATCAGCTCGCTACGGCGACAGTCGCACACCTCGCAGATAAAGCGGGGGTTGTCAAGTTGACGACAGTTGTAATCGAGAATAAGTCTGTTAGGATCGACTGCAGTCGGCTTGATGTCGTTGAGGCTTGGGTCGTAGCTCAGTTTCAAAACACCTACCTTGTTGATATACATATTACGAACCACTACCTTAAGCAGTTTACGCAATCGCCATTTTTCTGAATGACTGGATATTGCTAACTCCAGCTGCTCAGCCATCACCCCAGACGGCGTTTCGCTGTCCATCGGTGCTATTTCGCAGGACGGAGTAGAAGATGTAACATAAGCGATTATCGATTGCACGCCAATGAACAGCTCGTTGTCGACGTAATCGGAGTTGTAGAGCCCCGCCATTGCGCCCGACTGCTCCCCTCTATAGTACCGGTTGTTAAGAGCTCGTTGCGACGTCAAGTTAAAGCTATCGACGTCGGCTCGCTCCCATTGAGCTCTAGAGTGAGATATCATCAGTTCCAACTTCGCAATTAAAGTTTCGCCACCGTCCTCCAGGTTTAGGTCAAGCGTCGGCTCGTCGGTAGTGTTGCCGGCACTCTCAGCAATGGCCTGCTGCTCGGTTTCGGTTTCGTCGTAATAGTTCATATTGACGATTATAGCCCAAATTACAACGATTGAGCGGCCAGATCCCCCAGATTGGGCATGAGTGAAGCCGGCACGCCGTTGCCATCTTCGTAATAGGAATTATTTTTTTGCGCACACCTAATATCCTTGTAAGTGACCGACCCGGCCATCTGCCAGCCGACCATCAGGGTATAACAGAGGGCGTCGAGGGCGTGATCGGCGCAGTTGTTGGCAATTCTTTCGCCAAAGCTGTCATCAGCGTACGTAATAGTTGGTAGAGTTTTGATAGTATAATCACAACTTTGGTGTACCCTCAACAACGGTTCACCGTCACTGAATACCTGCATTAACTGATGCAGATTAGCAATTACGTTGAGTCTTTTTGCAACCGACAGTTTATCAGCTCTGATATACATCGGGCGCTTATCCACCGGTAGTTTGTCCGTTTCTACCTTAAAAACATCAACGATTTTGTCCCAACCGCCCAAGTGCGAATAAGCGTCGTGTGGCATGACGAAGACTGCAACAGGATCGATTCTCTGGATTTCGGCGAATTTCTTGGCGTAATAAGAAGGCGGCTGATGATTGCCATGAACTTCTCGATAAATGTAATTACGATAATGTTTTTCGGTCACTTCGTCGAGAAAAGCCCATAGCATAACACACTCGTCGTTGTATCCCCAGTCCATACCGGCTAGCTTGTAGCCGTTGTCAAAGTCGTCCTTGGTAATGTTGTTAAAGGTACTAAAGGTGTGTAATTCATTGCGCCACTCCTCGAAAACAGCCCCGAAAGCCACATTCCAGTCACCGTGCCTCCAGGCTCGATACAATTCCGGATCTGATTGCTCCAACGAGTCAAGCGTCCTGACATATTCGGGGTCGTTTTTGAGTAGAACAGGATTATCGTCGACAGTGGCAGGAATGTACGCCGATCGCTCGCCCGTAAACTTGTTCTCAACGTCTAGCCAGTTAACTACCTTAACCTCGCCGGATTCATTAACGTAGGTGTATTTTTTCTTCGTCGTGTCATAGACTTTCGTATCAGGCTCAACAAACCGACTCTTCACCCACGAATGACCCGGGCCGCCAGGGTTCGCTGTACAAAACACAACAGGCTTGAGCAGCCTATTACTTGAACGACAACTTGATATAAGCATGTTGAATCGACGTTCGGTCGGTATCTGAGTTAACTCCTCAATGCAGATGCGATCGAATTGTTGCCCCTGATACTGCATGTAGCTCTGATCGTCTTTAAGGTGGCCACCAAATATCGTAGATAAGACACCCGGTAGGCGCCTAATTGCCGTATACTTCGATTGACTGAATTTCAGCCCCTCAATACCCTGACCCAGCTGCTCGAGCCGCAGCCAGTAATCTTGTAAATCTTTAGCATTTTTTCGAATGATAAGCTGTTTTGATAACGTTTTATTAACTCGTTCGATCGTACTGATCAAAGACGCCTCGGTTTTTCCGCCCCCTCTAGCGCCACCATAGAGTAAAATCCGATACACGCCGGACATCAGCAGCGCTAAGACCAGTGTCTGCGGCCCCGGGTTGGGTGCCCAAGCTTTCATCGATTCAGCCAGCTCTTTTGCGCTATCGCTTGTCCACAACTTCGTCTTTGTTGTCATTTTTACCGTTAACCTCATCATTAGCGATCGCGCCGATACCGTCGCCACCGCCACTTTGAAGCGCCAGGACATCGTCTTGCGACAGGGTCGGAATTACAAATCCTTCGATTATTTCAGAGTGTTTTACTTCGACTCTCTCAGTTGGTTTGCCGTAGATCTGGTCTAAAATTCCGATCATTACCATCGGCTCGTGCCTGTCCTGGAAAGCCATGATCATTTTTGCCATACCGCGTCGAAAAGACGGCGCCTCGTCATCCTCAACGATCGCCGACAGCTCAAAAGCCGTCATCTCCAACATCTCCTCCAGCAGAGCTCGCTGATTGCGTCTCAGTTCGGCTCGATTACGAGATAAGTGTAAATCATCGTCGTACATCCTACATCAATAATAGCTGTTTCGGCGCCGGGCGCAAGCGATTATCTAGCTTTGCTCGCCTGCGACAATCTTCAATAAAATCGTTTGACCATCCGTCGTCAGGGCTGGACAGGGGCGGCGTCGGAGCTATCGTTTTTATTTTTCGCAATTTCGGACGAGAGCCGGACGTATCGACAAAGACCTCGTCTGTTTTATATTTCTTGCCCGATTTAGTGTCGTACAATAACGGTTGTGCGACTTTAGATATACCGGCGCAAACTAGAGTTAGATAGGCGCGATCGGCTTCATCTTTAGTGTCGTACAGCCGGTGTTTTACTGTGCCGTCTGATTTTTTCCACGCCACAAAAAACTTAAAGCGGTCATTTGCTACCATTTCTTGTACCCCGCTCGCAAAATCCCAACGGCATATCGCTCAGGACTGCGCTTGTTTACTGACCGCTCGCAGATGTCGATGACGTCAGCCATCGAAAGAGTCTGGGCGTTTACCTGGTCAGCGAAGTAACCGACAAAACGCTTAGCAGCTCTTTTGAAATGCTTTGCGACGCTCAAGATGACTTGCGGCAATCTCTTCAGTAGTCGACGGACATAATCTAGCGTTTTTTCAATATTTTTGGGCAAGATCAGCGACACGAAATAATGAGATAGATTAGACGATGCGTTTTGCCGTGCCAAGCGCACGATGGTGTCGAACTCTTCTTTAGTGACCTTCAGTTGAACAGATCTGGCTAGGGGTAGATAATTATCGTCAACCACCTCTGGTGATAGGTTTACTCGCTTTCTTAGAGTAGCGATGCGATTGTTCTTGCGTTTTTGTCGCCAATTATTAATCTCATTATCTTTCATACATCCATATAAACATATTTTTTTTAAAATGTGCTGTTTTTAATGGTGTAATATTTACATCATACCTGTGGAAAACTCTATTTTCCAACACTAGTGAAATCACGCTCCAACAGATAGGGGTAATATCGTTATTTGCAACATAAACTCCTGTACTTGTCAATACATTATTTGCAACCGCTTTTGCCTGTAACGTTCGAGCGTAGAACTTCTAAAGTTTTTTATTTTCATATATAGAATATTCTTTATATAGAATATTCTCTTTTTTTCTTTTTGCTTCTTTTTCTTTCTTGAGGGGGGGCGGATCTTGGCACGGGCGACTTTTCCACAGTTTGGTGGTAAAAATACTACATTATGACCAGACGAATCTATTGCTTTCAAAGTCTAACCTTGCTATCATAATAGCGTCAACATAATATTACGTAGGAGGTAATTAAAATGACAAGCAACAGTGAATGGCAGAGTGTGACAGTTCACTCTAATCAGATCCAATACAATACAGGTAGAGCGATTTTAGTCAAATGCCCGAACGGTAGTAGCTATGCCGGCTATTGCTTTTGGCATCCGGCTAAGCTAATTAGACAGAACTATCGCAATCGGTCTGAATACAATTTGAGCTTTACCGACAACTTCGAATTCCACCTTGAGAAAAAGGGTCAAGGTCGATACAACTTTAAGGACGTTATTGCTGAGGCTACGCTATCGGCTGGTGAATTTAAGGAGCTTTACGCTTAGGAGGAATATGGACACGAACAATAACAACGGCATTGCAAACGGTTACAGAGTAAGGGCTTTAACCGATTGCTACGCTCGATTGCATCAACCAGTATCGACTACGTCGCCCAGGCTAACTAAAATCAGGGAAAACCGCTCCCTACAACGTCAGATCGATATTCATCTAACTATAGCTTTGGTGGTTGTCGTTTTAGGGGTGGGCGTCCTTGGCAAACTCATGCTATTATTTACAGCAATATGATGCACTGTCAAAGCCTGCCGGTCAGTGAGAGCACTATCCAAGTTGCGCTGGCAGAATATATCTGCCGGCGCTTTCCTGGCGTTATTTTTCACTCCGATTTTGGATCCGGTGCATACCTGACTCGTTTTCAAGCACAGGTCAATGCCAGGCAGAACGGGTTCAGGCGAGGCTGGCCGGACATGTTTGTCGCTGAACCGATTACTCTGTCGAAGGGAAAGAAATACTATGGCTTATTTATTGAGCTTAAGCGAAAGAATATCATGGTTACCAGGCGGGGCGGTGGCTGGGCCAACGAACACCTAAAAGAACAAGGCGACGTTCTATTGAAACTCGCTGACGCCGGCTACGCAGTGACGATGGCGCTGGGACTCGATGCTGCAATGGAGGCTGTCGATGACTATCTGCTTTATAACCGCAGACGTGACGCCCGGCGAAGAATAGCTGATCGGATTGAGATCTTAAGAACCCGGCAGTCTTCCACACAGTGATGCATTTTTTACAACACCAAGAGTATTGCATTTCTACCTCGGCTGCGCTATCATAATAGCGTCAACATAATATTACGTAGGAGGTAATTATGGACAACAAGATCAACGAGAACGTCGAACTGGCAGAACGAATTGATGCATACTTCGACCACAATCGTGAGCAGAAAACTCGAATCGAGGGTAACATCGTTCGCTTCTATCTAAACAGAGAGCGACGATATATTTGCGATGAGGACATCATCGAAAAGTTTATGTTAAAAGATAGCGACGTCAAAGCTATATACGGAGCCGTTGGCAACAATTGCTACATGTACAAGTTCTGTAATGAGCTGATAGACCATCTCGACAAGCGTAAGATTGCTCACAAGCTGTGGTTAAAGCGGAATCATCCGGATTTCATTACCGACAGTCCTGAAATAATCGACATGGTATTCTATCTGACTTATCAATACCCCGTGTCGATGTCTTACAAAGATTACGAAACTGTCCGTGACGAGAGAATAGCCGAGGGGCTTAAATGCTTATTTTACAACCACATCATGTATTATAAGCGGCAGCAAGTCCTCGACAATATAGTGCGGCATGCTACGAGAGATCACGGGGCTCAAGAGGAGCTAGCTCGAGACATCGTCGACGCTGTGCTGAGACGGTTAGGATTGTATGATGACGACCTGGTTTTAGAACACGTCGACCAAGATTGGTTCGGACACGTCGAGCATACGACCAAAATGGCGCTATATCGTGCTGCATTAAAAATCGTCAAATACCACGCCAATGAAGTGTTAATCGGTAAGCCCGATTACGAGTATTTCAGGTAGGGTAAGCCCGCCCGAACTTAGCCCCGCTTACTTCAGCGGGGTTTTGTTTTTTGGGAGGATGGGTTAGTCAGATCCACGGCGCAACGGTGGCTCGCCACTGATAAGCCCCGTAGTTTTCCACAGTTCGTTGCAATAATCACAACAATATAGCTGTTCTGACAATTGACTTTTATCGTCAATTGTGAGAGACTAATAATGTCATAAGTTTAAGGAGGTAATATGACCGAGTGTAAAATAATAGACAAAGCTAAGCGTCGAAGTAAGGGCGACTATACCGATCTGCCGCTAGACAAAATTGAGGGGGTTGGTGTTGCCTGGGACGGCTGTCATAAAATCTATGTGTGTGAGACTCAAGACGACATCGACGCCATGTCTAGGCTCGGCTACAAGATATATAACATGGGTGAATTGGAGTCCATTTGGGCTAAGTCGTGCCCACTGAGATTTATTAACAGCGCTGACTTAGCTAAGTGTTTTCGAGCACAGAATCTGGACGACGACGATGCTTGGGACTAGGCGTAAATGGCATATGGTCGAAATACCGGCGAGTCGTATCCTGAAACACGATATGAATATGACGACGATCGCTTGTCCGACTCGCAGTAAATATCGGTTGTACAGGTATGAATATCCGACCGATCTGGTTCAGATTGGCGAAGGTGAGACGTCCGTGCGACATTTGAAGTTTACCGATGCGTTCAAGTTTAAGTTGTGCAAGCTTCGGCGCAACGAAGTAGTGGACAGAATAACATTAACTGCTAAAGAATTTGAGGAGATGTATAAATGACAGTAGTAATGAACGAGGCTCGCAAATGCGACAATGTGGATCATTGGAGCTATAGTTCAGCCAAGCTAATTTTAGATCATGGGATTGATTATGCAGTGGCTCAACGGCTTGGATTGCTCGAGATTAGTTACACCGGAGCCGTCGACGTTGGAACTTTAGTCCACGAGTGTCTGATCGGCGGCGAACAGGATTTTGTTGTCAGCCCGTACGCCGATTTTCGAAAGAAAGAGGCTCGGGAGTGGCGAGACGCTCAGGTCAAGCCAATCATCAACGATGAACAATTCGACGTTATCACGAAGTGTGTCGATCGAGTGAGACATCACGCCCTATACAAGGACTTGCTGGTTAACGCTAGACACGAAGTGAAGATTGATGCAACCATCAACGGCTTAAAGTGGACGGGGCGCATAGATGCGATGTGTGTCGATGATAAAAATAATGTTACCGGATTAGTTGACGTAAAGACTACATCTAGCTTTGACGGTTTCAAGCAGCAGATACCCAAGCTGCACTACGAGCTACAAGCCGGCTGTTATCTGCTGATGTTGAATAAGGGACTGGGTATCCCGTTCAGATGGCTCGTCGTGGAAACGGTAGCTCCATTTCGAGTTGGGGTCTTTCAGACAACACCCGAGTTAGTAAAGGTGGGAGTCGACGAGGTTGGCAAGTGTGTCGCCGAATACAATGCCTTTAAGCTCAGGAGTGGCAAGACCGACGCCGAGCGCCTGAGTTTTCTCTACGGCCAAGCTTACGATGAAATTAGTCTAGTTTATCCGCCATCGTGGATGATCAATAATTAAATAAGGAGGTTTTGAAGTGGCAAGCAACAAAATAAGCGGCAACTCTGTAATCGATAAAAATGTGTCTGAGGTTGACGCTATAAAAGAGGAGATTGTAAAATCCAAGGGTGGCACACGGCAACCTCGCAAGGCAAGTGAGCTAAACATATCTGAATTGATGCATAACAAAGCGATACAGAAGCATATTGAGGGTCTGCTTAGAGACAAATCGTCTCAATTCATCGCCAGCGTACTATCGCTAGTTCAGGATAGTAACAACCGTTTGGGTGACATCGCTCCGTTCTCAATTCTGACAGCGTGTTTGACTGCGGCGGCTTTGGATCTGCCAATAAACAACGGGCTCGGATTCGCATATATAATTCCGTATGGTAAAAAAGCGCAATTCCAGATGGGTTGGCGGGGCTTTTTCCAATTGGCAATGCGCACCGGTCAATACGAAGACATTGGCGCTCGGATCGTCTACGAAGGTGAGTTGGTTGGGGCGGATGCCTGGTCTGGTGAACCGGAGTTCGACTTTTCGATAGATCGAGAGGCGGAGGGACGACGTCCGATTGGAGCGATAGCTTATCTGGTAATGAAAAATGGCTTCAAAAAACGACTGTTTATGACCATCGAAGAACTTGAGCGTCATGCTCAGAAATACAGTAAGAGCTATTCTCGATCAGACAGTGTTTGGAAGACCAACTTTGAGGCCATGGCGAAGAAGACTGTACTGAAGCTATTGCTTGGACGATACGGGGTGATGAGTCTCCAACTCGAAACAGCGTTGGTTTCTGACCAGTCTGCGGACAGAGAATACGTAGACAACGATAGTACTCACACCGATTTGTCTGTGAGTGAAGTTAAGATTGGCAAGGGTAATGACATATCTTCACCGAAACCGATTATTGACGGCGAATTGGTCGAAGATAACTACGGCGAGCCTGTTACGATGGCTGAAATGCGAGCGACGTTGGATGCTATTGAATAAGGGGTGGTATATGAAAAAGTGCAAATGTGGCGATCGAAGCGTCTTGGTGTGTGTCGGAGAGAAACGATTAACAACGGCACTTTACGCGGCAGCCGGAATGCTGCTAGCTATGTGTGAGTGCGACTCCGCTTTCGACTGTAGGCTGGAACAGGGATTACTGTCTATCGCCGAGGAACTAAGGCTTCACGCCGAGATGATAATCGAGCTCATGCGCATAGAGCTGGAAGACACAAGCGTCGGCTCGACGTCCATGGCTGCTAATGATTTGAGCGAGGCTATCGACAAATATAAAAATTTCCTTGAGTTGAGAGGGCAAAACAATGATTGAGGAGGAGGGCTTACGGGTAAAAGCAACAAGAAGGTTAGCCAAGCTATCCAAGCTAAGTTGGCTGTCAAAGGTAGTCGGCTATCTCGGTTCAAGATTTACTTTGAAGCGATTTAACGGCAAGACTAGACAGACTAAGAGTGAGATTGAGCGTCGTCATAAGATATTTGACGACACTCGCCCTCACGACGATACAGATGATCTGATAGAAGCACTAGAGTTTGAAAACTTTATGAGGGATGAATATGACCATAGATAGACTAACGATGCACGAAATGAAGGTTAGGCGTATCACCATCGTAGGTGGATACGCCTCCGTCGATAGGAAGCAAAAGGATGCCATCAATGCTTCTGCCTCTGCCGCCGCTAGCTCCAGCAGGCTTGACTCCGACAAGGTGTTCTACAACTTAGGGCGAACCGACGGCTTTAGGCAGGACTTGGGCGCTTATTTTGACGACATGACTTGTTTAGTAGGTTGGCTCTTGCGACTGCTCGACAACGAACTAGCAACCAAGCAACCAAGCAGGAGAAATAAGCGATTGAACGAAGACGCTAGAAAGACAGTCCTCGACCCATGTTGCGGCGGCAAAATGTTTTACTTCGATAAGCATCACCCGCTCGTTATGTATGGTGACATACGTCGAGAGACTGTCTTTATGACAGATCGAGGTAAACTTAGGTCTCTCGACATTGCTCCGGATGTGACACTAGACTTTACCGGCATGCCGTTTTTGGACGATAGCTTTAACTTCGTGGTTTTCGACCCGCCTCATCTCATAAATAGCGGGAAGAATAGCTGGTTAGCTAAGAAGTATGGCAAGCTCGATAAGGACAGCTGGCAAGATACTCTAAGGGAAGGCTTGAATGGCAGGGAGTTTTGCTACATAGACGAGGATGGTGATGTTGTATGTTTTACAGTAGTGTTATATTGAAAGGCGCTGAAACGTCTATCGGACTTGGCTTTTTGGCTGACGTCATGACTTGGAGTATTGCCCGGCTCGAACATAGGGATGACGATAAAGAGGATGTCAATGCTTGGGGTAATGGCGAGACCTACACGCTGCGTGAGGTTATCCCCGCTCTGACTAGGGGTGGCTATCACGGGGCTAAACAGATAGCTAGTTACATGATGAAGCATTACGGTTTAGAGAAAGGAGAAGAACGATGGAGATTGATAATAATGTGCCCCATCTTATCTGTAAGGGCACTCCGGTGACCCGCTTCGGCGACGCCCAATTGCGCAACAGTGACTTTCTTGAGCTGAGGAATGGCTGTCCTCTCAATATAGGTATTACGGAGATAATCTACTGTTGCAACCGTATGCCCGACGGTAGCAATGACTACAAAGGCGTATTAGTCTACAAGGATACTGATTATGATTGGCATTACTGCCGGCTCGACTATCATGTCCGAGGCAATCCTGTAGAGGGATGTGACCCGACCATATATGATCTCAGTAACCTTCTGTCCTATCTGGGACAGGGGTGGAACTATGTTAACGGCGGTAAACAGATAATCGGTTATCTACGACGCAATGTGCTGAATGAGGAGGATAGTGATGACCAAGACTAAAAGACAATTTGACCTCATGGAGTTCATGGGCAATGCCTGTATGGTTGTACTTGCGGGAGCACTCATTTACGGGCTAGTTGCCAATGTCTTCTTCCTAACTGACGATGCGCTAAGGGGAGAGATAAGAGAAGATAGACGGCTGTTGCGCCCAGTGTAAGGATTTAAGCAAAAAGAAAGGAGTAAATAATGAAAAGTAATAAGTATGAGACTAGTTCTGGGGTAAATATTACGCTTGCAACAATCTTGGCGTGTTTAGTGGTATTGCTAGTTGCTATATCAACACTCTTTATCCGCGACGCCATTCATAGCGCCACCCTACCAGATGAAGACCAAGCTCAGTGCGAGAGTCTAGGTGGTAAGTGGTCAGTCAACCACCAGTGTTATAACGCAGGTGAACCGACGACGATTAAGAAGCTGAAGGATAGCTTGAAAGATGCTAAATATCATGAATGAGCTACCAACTAAAGAAGTTCTTGACCGTTATAAGAAGATAGGCTTGGTCGACAGACGCACAGACAAAGAGCGTGGGTTGAATGTCTATGTTTATACGATGCTCACTCAGAAAGAGCGTTTGTGGAACTATGTCACTCTGAACGCCAGAGGCATCGTCTATGACGACAAAGGCAGACTAATTCAACGTTGTTTGCCTAAGTTTTTCAATCACGACGAGCCCGACGGTATAAAGGTTATTCAGACGTATAGACAATTATGGGCTGTACCCGAAATTACAGAGAAGATGGACGGCTCACTAATCAAGGTGACCAACGACCCTGAGTATGGACTGGTCGTCACCTCTAAAGGGAGCTTTCAAGGTGACCAAGCCAAGATGGCAGAGCAGATACTAAATAGCGATAAATACAGGCTATTTAAGTTTACGCCGGGCTTGACATACGTTTTTGAATTAGTATCACCTCAGAACCGAATTGTAATTGATTACAAGGATACTAAACTGGTATTGCTGTGTGTCATTGATAACGAGTCAGGGGCGGAGCTTAAACTCAAAGACGATGAGACACCGTTTTCAAAGCCCAATACGTATACGTCTAGTGTGCTGATAGACGTCAATCGTCTAAACAGCGGCAAAGATCTGCACGAGGGTGTGGTGGTCAATTATGGCAATTACCGCCTGAAGTACAAGACAGATGAATACGTTAGGCTGCATCGTGCAGTTACTAATTACACTGCTAGGCGTGTCTGGGAAGACCTGTCTAGCGGGCGTGAGACCGACCGTCTCAGTATGCCTGAAGAGTTCATCAACTGGCTAAATAGGACAGAAAATAGTCTGAAGAATAAGTATAACGAACTGTCAGCTGATGTGAGCATGGCTATCCTCTATTGTAGAGATATGACTAACAAGGAGGTGGCTACCTGCCCGAACCCGTTTGTTAGAAACCATAAGAGTTACGTTTTAGCTTATCGTTCAGGCAAAGACGTCTCTCAAATGATGTGGCAAGCGATTAAACCGAAAGGAGGAGCGAAATGAGCGAGAATAGAAAAGCCGACATAACAGCCAGGTCTAGAACCGAACGAGACATCATCTTACGGGAAGAACGAAATATCAATGATGAGCTTGGGTATATACTGCATATGGCTCAAGGAGTAGTTCTGCCCAAAGAAGTAGAGATTGACACCATTAAAGAGTGTATTAGACGTTGTGGTAACAGTCTTGGCAGATTAGACCGTTCAGTCGCCACTATGTATAGACTCATAAACAACGCCTTGAGCATTAAGGAGGATACCACAGAATGAAACTTTTACTACTAAGGGGGCTACCAGCATCAGGCAAAACCACCTTTGCCAAAGAGCTTGTCAGAAGTAACGGTAATTGGGTACGGGTGAATAAAGACGACTTGCGCAACATGCTACATGGCGGTAAGTGGTCGTCCAGTCGTGAAAAGAGGACAGTTGCATGTGAGCGATGGCTTGTCGAATTATTGCTAGATTGGAAAAAGAACGTAGTGGTTGATGATACTAATCTGAACCCAACTCACGAGCGATATTTTAAGGGGCTAGCTGAAAGCCATAACGCCGACTTTGAGATAAAAGAGTTTGATGCATCGTTAGAGGAATGCATCAAGCGTGACAATGCCCGCCCTAACGGCGTCGGTGAAACGGTGATACGGAGAATGTACAATCAGTATCTTAAGCCCGCACCTGCTAAATATACGCCTGACCCGATGCTACAGCCCGCTATCGTTTGTGATATCGACGGAACCTTGGCGCACATGCACGACAGATCACCGTACGATTGGAGCAAGGTAGGCAATGACATAGTAGACATACCCATTGCTTGGCTCACCAGTATCTTATTTAGAAGCGTCAGTGTAATTCTAGTATCGGGCAGAGACGGGAGCTGTCGAAAAGATACTGAGGACTGGCTAGCTAAGAATGCTATCTGTTACACCAAGTTGATTATGCGAAAGGAGGGAGACAATCGACCGGACGAGGTGGTCAAAGAGGAGA